AGTCGAATCGCCCGAGTCACTGGTTCCGCCGCTCGAATCATCGCTCGATCCGTCAATCGACCCGCCATCGTCAATCGATCCATCAGCATCGCTGCTGAGACCGGACCACGCCGAATCCGAGACACCGTTACTCGTCGCGGCATCGCTCCAATCGTCATCGCTCGATGTCCCCATGTCGCTCGTGACATCCGACGAAGCATCACTACCGCTGGTAATTCTCCCCGATCCGCCAACCGAATCGTTGTCGCTGTCCCACCACGAAACGCCCGAGCTGTGCCACCCCGACGAGAAGTCGTCCGAGGAAGTCGCCAGCGACGACGTCAGCTCGTCACTCGTCAATCCGCTCGACAGATCGTCCGATGTCACATCGCTCCCGCCGCCACCGCCGTCGCTATCGCTACCTCCGCCATCCTCGTCGTCGCCATCATCAAACGAGGGGGGATCGACGCTGTCGCCACCCCAGTCCGAGGCATCCGCCGGCGCGATCGGCCAACGCTCATCATGCGGCGGCTCCGGCCACAACTCGCGCGGATCATCAATCCCGATTAGCATCTGGAGTCGCGGCCGATTGTCGAACGTCACCCGCACGGTCTCCGGAACACCCGCGATTAACACGTTTCCGTCGCGATCCAATAACCGTGCTCCTGCCAGCCACGGTCGCACCACCTCGCTCGCATCGCGAATCACCGCCTCATAACGGCTACGCGGCTGCCCATACCGCATCAGAAACGCCCGCGCGAACGCCTTGGCATCAACTCCCGTCCGAATCCACGGCGCCCACGCACGAATGCGGCGTTCCCCATACCGGTCCCGCGACTCCGGCTGCACATAGTGACCCCGCCAGCGATACACCTCAGGCCGCGCGCCGCTTTCCACGGCCGCTTGATAGACATAGCCTCCGGTTAATAGCAGCCGGTTATAAACCCGCTCCAGATCGCGGTGTTCCACCAGCGAAACCAGGTTCACTCCTTCCTGCCACGTCGGCCCGATCGCATCACTGGGCCGCCTCAGGAAGAACGTCCCCGTCTCATCGACTCCCCATGACAGGCCCCCCGCCCGCAGTGCCAGATCCTTCAGAATCGACCGCACCGACTCTTCGCCATTGAACTTCACCGACAACAACTCGACCGCCTCGTCAGCCACTTCAAAGGCGTCATCATCGAAAGTGATCGACGTCGCCGGGACGACATAATCCACCAGCAGTCGGCGGATCACCTCTTCCGGCCGGTCCGCCGAGTCGGCTGTCTCCAGGTCATGATCCGGATCGAGCGAGAACGGATCGGTCACGCCATACCGGTGCGGCTTCTGCCCATCGCGCGTCGGACCGAACCCGCCCGGATAGACTTCTCCCAACTGGACGGCCATCCCCTCCAGTCGAAACCTCGCCCCCGCCGGGCTCGTCACGCTGCGTGATTCAACTCGTCCCAGATACCAGCGGTCGCCTGGTTCGTACTCGCACGCAATCCACGATCCCACTTCAATCGCCCGCCGATCGACGAATCGATCCCGCAGCTTCAGTTCGCCTCGGCCGCACCCTCCCTGACGCTGCAACTCAAACCAGCAACCGGCGATCGCCCGGTCCTCGATCGTGCCGATGAGCTCGCTCGGGCTGGGACCATATCGCACGATTCGCCGTCCAAATCCCATCGCCCCTCACCTCCGCCGCCGATTTGTGGCTGGCACTACTCCGGACCTGTCGCATGCAGCACCGGATCCTGCGCATGAATGGTCGCCGCGTAGGTAAACAGATGACCGTCCGACAGATCCCACTCGAACTTCACCGTCGAACACTGCCGAAAGTGCCGATAGGTGCTCGTCGCCGCGTCGTAAAAGACGAACAGCCAGAAGAAGTCGTCATCCGCCGAAACGTGTAATGCAGTTCTCAGCGCCTCGATCGCCGTCGCCATCGCTTCTTCGGTCAGCTTGAGCGCCCCGGCCTGGCTCCCCACCTGACCCTGCACGACGATGTCCACGCCGTTTCGCGACAAGCCCACCAGCCGGTCGCCATCAACCAGCGGCACCTTAAACTTCTCCGCGTCCCAGGTTTCCTGAATCCGCAGCACCGGCACCGGTCGCGGCAGTTCATGCAGCACGCCCCCCCGCCAGACCGCCGGCCGAAACACGAACGCCATCCGTCACTCCCCCCGCCCTGGCAGGCTGCAGATCATCCACGCCGGGCCCGCAACCGAGATTCTTCCGACATGACCGTGTCGAGCACCTCATCCAGCCGCCCGACCTGTTCCACCTGGATCGTGATCCCGCCAAAGTGATTCGTGACCGTCCCACTCCCCGACACACTTTCACCCCGCGCAGCGCGGCCCGGCTTCCAGCCGCTCTGGTTGATCGCTTCCAGAAAGCCAATCCCCAACCGCTCGACGGCACTCGTCTGGAGCACAAACTCACCCGCCGTGAGCAGTGCCGGCACGCGATCGATGCCTCCCGGCCCAGTGACCAACCCACCGGATGCGAAGCGCATTCCCGTTGGCTCACCCCCGCCACCGCCGATCGGAGCCGCCGCGATGAACAGCGAAGCCAACTGACTCGCGACCTGGCTGACCGCCTGCGACAGCATGGCCAGTGCATTGAGCGCCGGCGAAACATTCAGTGACACGCTCGTCCGGCTGAGTTGATCGAGCTTCCCCTGTACCTGGTCGATCGCCCGCGCCACGTTCTGCAAAGGCGCGACCGCCGCACCCAGCGAACTCGCCGATCGCCCCGCCCGCTCAAACCCACCCTGCACCGCCGACAATCGCGCCGCCAACTCCTCCACCCGCCCGGCGACGCTGTCTAACTCCCCCTGCAACTGCGAACTGTCGCCAAGCAGCCGAACAGTGAGGGATTCTTTGAACATGGAGCAAAGTCCTTGAAGGCAGCAGCCAGCCGCCAGCAACCAGCGGCCAGCAGGAAAAGGAATCAGCTATCAGCCGGAGCGGCTGTTTCTTTCTCTCGACACTAGACTCTCGACTTCCTCTGGCTCTCAGCATTCCGCTTTCCGCATTCCGCTCGCTCACGCTCTCGCGACCGTCGGCGACACCTCGAAGCAGCGGCCGCTGAAGGCGATCAGGTTGGCGTCATCCCCTTCGCTCAGTGTCAGCGATTCGCGGTAGACCTTGCCGAACGCGATTCGTTCCGTCGCCAGACCGGCCGGATCCAGGACCGTGAACTCGAACCGCAGCGTCTGTTGTTCGCCCGGCCCCGAGGTACTGACGGCTCCCGTCCCATCCGCGAACGTCAAGAGTTCGTAAAGTTGCAGAGGGTCATCAGCATTGACCGATCGGCCCAGGAGCTGCGTCCACTTCGCCGAGAACGAGATCGCGATCGAATCCTCGTCCCCCTTCCGCAAGTGCCCCTGCGCGACGGATCCCCGGTCCTTGACCTCGATCGTTCGTTGCCGCTCCGTCCATGACAGATCCCCCTCGTCGAGAAGGACCGTCAGCGACTTCGCTGGCGTTGAACCGTCCTTGATCACCAGTTCTCCATCGCGCAGGTTGCGCGCCAGATTCGATACCGCCATCTCGTCCCCCCCGCTCGATCAACCCGACTTCTGCGCTATCAGCGTCAATGACTCAGGCGTGTGCCACTGGCTTCGCCAGTGCCGATTCTTAATTGCTAAAGCACATTGGCAGAGCCAGTGGCACACGATTCGGAAACCGCGATAAAGCACTACTTTCAGGCTTGCTGAATCACGCCCGCGCACGTCACCACCGCATGCCGCAGGTGCCCGCTTCCCCGCTCACGGTCCCGCCGCGTCAGCTCCCGCACCATCGGTTCACGCAGCCGTAGCAGCGCCTCTGTCGCTTCCGTTCCTGGCAATGCCACGACCGCTTGCCGCAGCCGAGCGCGTACACAATCAACTAGCACGTTGAGCCGTCCCGCATCGGCTCCGGTTCTCGCGAAGACATGCACCGTCACCTGCACGTCCAACAGGTCCGCTCCGTTGCGCGCCGGACGTTCGGCCCCCTCTCCCAGCCACACCTCCGTCCACTCCGACAGGCTCTCGGCTTCGACGCGCATCCCCGGAAAGACCGCCACCTCTTCCGACGAAAGCTGTGCCTGCCACCAGCCATAAAAGCCGCGCGACACCGTCGACATCGCGATCATGCAGTGTCCCCTGACAGCAGTTCGCCCAGCATCGCCAATACCTCAGACCGGCTGTCGCTGACTCCCCGCCGCACCATCCCCGCGGGGGCCTGCTGACGTGTCCCGTATTCCACGAACGGGCCGTACGGCACACGATTGCTCGCGATCACTTCCGTCGTCCCCGCATCACTCGTGGCCACGGCATCCCCTTCTCCGCCGTTTCCACCATCAATCCCGATGGCAATGCTCGCGGATGCCGCATCCCATCCGTCGCGCAGTCGACCCGTCTCCACGGGCGTCAGCGCGGCAATCCGGCCAATCACCACCCGGCTCGCGGCGAGTACCCGTTCCGCACGGCCAGCCGCAATCCGCGAACTCGCGTCCCGCAGCGCACTCGCCAAGTTCTCCGCTTCAACATCCACCGTGATCTCGAAGGACATCACACCCCTTCCCGCTCGCCCGTCAACACAATCGTCGCGCTCACCTCATCGGCCCGCGTCTCAACAATCCGATAGCGCATCTCTCCCGCCACGATCCGCCGAACGGCGTCACGGACCGCATCCGGCCAATCCTCACGCCGCACCCGCCAGGCCGCGCGCCGCCCCAGTTCCATCCCCGCCGTTTCGACCGTCATCGGCGACTCATCACGCAGTGGGATCGCTTCAATCGCGACACTCTCGATCGCTTCGCTCACCGACTCCGTCGCCCCGACATACGTCGATGTCACCAGTTCCAGCACAACCGGTTCACCCCAGTCCGCGAACATCCGCTCCCGATCAGCCAGACGCAGTGACATCGGCACGCTCATTTCACTTCCTCGCCTCTCTGCGGCCTTTGTCCGGCTCTCCGCTTTCAGCTTTCTGCCTTAAGCTGTTCGTCAGGCTCCAAACCGCCTCAGCCACGCCGAAAACAGCGAGCCCAGCACGAACGTCGCCACCGCCACCAGCGGCGTCAGTCCGTGACGCCACTGTTCAAGAGTTCGCAGCCGCGCTTCATGATCGGCTGACACCCGGACCAGTCCGTCGACCGCCACGCGCACCGCCTCCAGGCCAATGTTCACTTCCTGCAGCGATTGCAGAATCCGATCCAGTCGCTGATCGGTCGTTATTGATTCTCTCTCGCTCATCGTCCCGGCTCCTCGCACTCGCAATCCGCCTGTGTCACCACCCACGCCGGTGCTCCAGCCAGCAACTGCTGATAATGCGTCCTGGCTTCCAGCAGAGCTCGCAGATTCGCCGCGCGATCCGTCTGAGGTCCACCTCCTCCGCCATACTTGAGCGCCGACAGCTTCCCGTCCCGCAGCAGGTTCAGAACGTCCAGATCGATCTGCGCCAGAATCCCGCGAATCTGCCCCTCACTCGGACCCTCCCCCGACACGCCACCCAAATCCGTCAAGTCGCTCATCAGAGATAGTCCCTTACTTGGAACGTAAGCGTGCGTAGGTAACCCGAAGCGTCAGCGAGGGCGAAAAAGCAGACGACCCTCGCTCACGCTTCTGGTTACTAAATTCGTCGCGCGGGATATGGCCCGATAGCCATCAGCGTTCAACGCTTCGCGCCGCCGCTTCTTCCTTAAGTCTTAAACGCTCATAGCCCAGCCACCGCAGTTGATCCGCCAGCGTCGCCGCATCGAACTCGGCTTCACGCAGCGCGAGCCGTTCGCAGACCCGCAGCACCAGGTAGCCCAGCGTCCGCGGTCCCGTCAGCTCGTCGCCCAGCCGTCCCCCTCCGGGAAAAAAAGCCGTTCCGACTCCGCGAGCGTCTGTTCGCCCAGATGACTCAGCCGGCAGACCTCGCCACACAGCCACGCCAGGTCCCCGGCTGTCCATCCGGCTCTTTCCATCTCCGCGAACACGCCATCCGCATACGCACACCAGTCGGGCGGCGACCCGAGCACTGTCTCGAAGACCACGTTCGGATCCCCCTTCAGCGCCTCGACAATCGCCAGCACCGAAACCCGCTGGTGATACTCCTCCAGCGCCGCGCGATAACCCGGTTCCTGCTCATCCGCACTCACCACCGCGAGCCCATCCGCATGACGCAGCGGCTTCCCCTGCGCATCCCGCGCCACCTTCAGCGGCGCGACGGGCTGCCCCACCCCCAACCCGCGCAGCCGCCGCGAAAACCCCAACGGCAATGCCTGCAACGTCAACTCCGCTCCCCGACCATCCCGCCGAGGCAAGCGAACACGAACACGCTCCAGGCCAGCGTTCGTGCAACCAGCGATTTTCATTGGTGTATGGCTCCATTGGCGGCCAGCCGCCAGCAACCAGCAGCCAGCGAAGAAGGGAACAGCGGTCAGGGATCAGGAATCAGCCATCAGCGAGAGCAGCCATTCCCCTCTGGCATTTCTCTCGACACTCGTCTCTCGACTTCCTCTGGCTCTCCGCTTTTCGCTTTCAGCTTTCCGCTCGCTAGGCTCCATCCACCTTCGTCACGAACGCCGTATCCACCGCGCTCACGCCGCCGTAGTAGCGCACTTTCACACGCAGCACCACGTCGCGGTCGAACGCGCTTTCGCTTTCGGCTTTCTGCAGGAACGTCTGCACCGGCCAGATTTCCGACCACACGAACTGCCGCCGGAAGTCCCCCACATACCAGTCATTGGCAGCTTGGCCACCCTGCTCGTCGACAAACGGGCTCGACAGCACTTCCAGAAGTCCCTGCACGGGGTTCGCGAACCGCGTTTCCTGGGCGTCGTTGGTCACCGTGATCTCGGTCGAATGGATCACGCTCCGGGCCACCCCTCTCAACCGCTCCGGCACCAGCAGTTGACGCGCCGGCGCGACGATCGGCCGCTGCGTCCCATCAACCCGGTCGTCCTTCACCTCCGTCGCCCGGTAGTGCAGGGCCGCGTCGATGTCGGTCCAGTCGACCAGCGGAATCGCCATCGCGAATCCCGGCGAGGTCGTGTTCCCCGCGCCAATCCAGTTGCGATGCGCGCCGGTTGTCGCATAGAGCGCCGTTCCGGCCCCGTTCGGCCGATAGACGAACTTGCCGGTCGCCGCATCGGCGTCGGTCACCGCCCGCACGATCGTCCGTTCCCGCTCCTGCCGCAGGTAGAACCCGAGCGCCATCGCCCGACGGTTGATCTCTCCGGTCTGATCGAAGCCGATCAGCTCTTCGTTGATCGACAGAATCCGACCCTGCTTGGTCTCTTCCGTGCTCACCCACTTCTCGCCGAAGGTACTCTCCTCGTAAGGATGCCCTTCCGCGACATCGGTCGGCCCCGACAACGCCCGATACCCGGCGATCTTCGCCCCGCGCACGCGGCTCGACATGACGGTCACCAGCTTGTCGCCGATAAACCCCGCGTCGTCCTCATACCCTTCAATCACCTTCCGGGCGATCAGTTCCCCCGTCACCACCTGGAACAAGTTCGTCCCGACACCAGGGTTCGATTCCTGCAGCAGCGCCGGTACGGCCGTACTTTCCGGCGTCCAGTTCCGCACCCGCCGCAATTCCGGCAACACGCCGCACGCCTCCGCCAGCTCGTAATAGCTGACGTCATCCACCTTCAGCTCCCCCTCATTCAGGAGCTGGCAAACCTTCCGATAAAACCCCTCGGCTCCCAAGGATTCAATCAATCCCGAAACGCCCACGGTCTGCATATGTGTTGTTCTCCAAGTGGATATGAGCTGCCAGCCGCGAGCCACCAGCGGCCAGCGAAGAAGGGATCAGAACTCAGGGATCAGCTATCAGCAGTCAGCTTTCAGTCTCTCGCTCGACTCTCGTCTCTCGACTTTTCTGGCTCTCGGCTTTCCGCTAACTCTCAGCCCATCGCCGCATTCACGTTGGCCGAGCCCACATGAAAGGCCGAGGCGAACTGCACGCGTAATGTGGCGCTCGCCGTGGCCCGGTATTCCGCCGCTCGGGCAATCGCTGCCGCCGCCGCGCCGACTTTTGCCAGTTGCTGATCGACCAGCGCATCGCTGGCGTTGTCCGGACCCAGGAGATTCCCCACTTCAAACGTCGACGGATCAACATCGAACTCATAGACCGATAGCGGACTCAGATCGACGGAGATATCCGCCGTTTCTCCGACTCGCGACGACTGTTGCGCGACCCCGAGAAAGACCGCCGCGAACGCCCCCTGGGTCGTCGCCAGATTCGTGTCCCACGCGAACGCCGAAGCCGGCTTCACGTCGTCTCCGTCCAGATACACAAGGTCACCCGCTTCGATTTCAGTCGCGCTATCAACCCGCAACCGATGCAACTCCACCTGCCCGCTCCGAAACCGCATTCCCGCCATCGAGTCCCCCCTATCGCAAGTTGATTTCTGACTTCTTACGTGTGTCACTGGCTTTGCCAGTGCTATCTTCAATTCACCCCTCTCCCGCGTAACACCCGCGCGATCCAGCGGTCGTCCGTCGCCCCCTCCCGACCGCGTCCCAGACTGGCAGGAACTCGGGCCGCCAGTCGCCGCCCCAGTTCCGCGCGCTCCGCGATCAACTCGCGCCGCTTTCCGTCATCCGCCGCCGCAAGCTGTCTGCGAAACCCCTCCGTCACCAACTCCGTGGGCAACCCGGAAGCCATCAGTAGCGTCGTCACTTCAGTCTCGGTCTGCCGCACGCGCTCATCCGCCTGCAACCTCGCGCACTGCGCTTCCAGCACCTGCCGCTCCGCTCGCAGGTCGCTGATCTCGCGCCGCAGTTCCTCGACGGTCGCGCTCTCGCCGTCGTCGAGCTGTTCGCGAAACCCTCGTGTCGTCGCCGGAAAGACCACCGCGTCGACACTCACCACATCGTGGATCCGTTCAACCTGCCCACCCGGCGCGGCTCGTTCCGCGAGCACGACATGGCTCATCCCCACGGCCGGACTGTCGCTCTCCAGGATCGCCAGAAACGTCCGGCCGGCCTCGGTATCGAGCACGCGAATGTCGCCTCGCAGTCGTCCTTCTTCGTAACGGGCTTCCTGCACCGTCCCCACCAAGTCCCGCGCGCTACGCTCATAAGGCCGTGTTCCACGCGTCGCGTGATCCAGAAAGACCGGCTTCCCCGCATACAACACGGCCGCCGCCCGTAACGTGTCGACTCCATAGCGATGCCCGTTCTTCGACACATCGCCGCTCAAGACGACATCCGTCACCATTCGTCCCACGAGATCAACTCGCGTCGATTCCGACCGCCAGTCGACCACCTGCTCAACGATGGGCTCCAGTTCCGCCATAGGTTTTCCTTTCAAATGACTCGTGCTGGTGTTTCGTCAGGGCTTGATTTTCGTGTGCCACTGGCTCCGCCAGTGCGCCTGAATGTCTTTGGCGATTAGTAAGAAGCACTGGCAGTGCCATTGGCACTCGCCGAGAACTTTCACATGCATAGCGCACTAGACGGCGTCGCCATTAGCTTGCACCACCACCGTGCCTCCGTCCGCCAGCCAACGCGCCAGTCGAATACGCGTCCGTTCAATCACGGCTTCCGTCGCCCCCATCAGTCGCGACAGCCACCACACCAGCCGCCAGGGCACCGGCACATACAGCCCTGCTCCGTTTCGCAGCGGCACCGACCGCCGCGCGAAGGCGCTCTCTTTCCGTTGCCGCTCCACGCATCGGGCCAGCGGCGGAACCAGTCGCGTTCGCTCATCCAGCGGTTTCTCCAGCCAGTCGAGCACCAGCGAAACTTCGCCTTCGGTCGCGGGATGAGCAACCGCATCCGGATGTCCCGGTTGCTCATAAACGAGCCACAGCAATCGCCCCTTCATGAAGGTCCTCCTTCGGTGCGCTGTGACTCGGCTTCGCGGTTCCACTCCCGCCGCATGGCTTCCGGGTCCGCTGAATCCCGCCTTGCCACCTCGGCTCGACTCAGCACCCCCGCTTCGATCAGCCGCACATCCGCCAGACGTTCTCGCGGTCGATCGCGATTCACCAGTTGCGGGAACGACCATTGCGCGACGTGCTTTTCGAGAAAGTCCTCCGGCAGCAGTCCCTGGCGGATCGCTTCCCCCATCACCCACCGCCACAGCCGTTCGAACTCGCCCGCGAAGAATTGCTGTTCGCTCTCGAACAGCTTCACAGCCGGTCCTTCCGCGACCATCGTCGACGCATAGTTCCCATTGCTCGCATCGGCACTCAGCATGAACTCAGGAACACCCGCCCCGGCGGCGATCGACAGCAGCACCATCCGCCCCAGCGGCACCGCGTCGCCAAAGTTCGTATCGGGCTGTAAGAATTGCAGATCGGTTCCCTGCGACGTCGTGATGATCGATCCCGGCTGATACCGCTCGCGGCCCGTTCCCTGCCGATCGCGATGACTCGCTGCTCCGTCCGCGATCCCGCTCACCGTCGTGGGCGATCCCTGCACGCGACGCCACAGAACAATCGAAGCTTGCAGCTTCCGGGCCTGAAGTTCCGTCTCCAGCCACCGTTCGTAACAGCCCAGCGAGTCCAGCACCGACGCGAAAATCGTCACGCCCCGCTTCTCGTTCGTGTCGGCTCCCAGTCGCGTGTGCAGCATCTCATCGGCGGGAACCGTTTCGAGCAGTTCCCCCGTTTCGCTCTTCAGCCGGACATAGCCCCGCACGCTCTCGACATCGTCCGCGTCGGTCAGAATTCCCTGCGTGTCAGGTTCGTCAGGCGTGGGGCCGATCGCTTCCGGATCGACAAACCGCACCGTCGGCGGCCACGACGCCGTGGGATACAGCCGCAGGAACGATTCGCCATCCCGCCACGTGCGTCGGGCATATTCCCGAAAGCTGAAGTGATTCCGGTTTGCTCGCAGGAAGTCATCCCACAACCCCCGCGCTATCTCGGCATCGGCCGATGACGCGGTTTCTATCCCCGCCCGTGGCACAGGCGTCAATCGCAGACCCGGACCCGTCACATAGACTTCGAACAGCCTGAGCAGGTTCCGCGCATACGGGTTCCCCTGTACCAGCCGCCGCGCCCGGTCGCGGAGTTCTTCCCGACGACTCCCATCAATGGCATTCTTTCCCCCTCCCGCCAGCATCCAGCCCGACGCGTCATCCGCAACGGGAGTGGGACCGCGCTGCTCCAGCATTTCGAGCACACGCTGTTGCACCACGCGCTCCGACTTCGCCTTCAGCCTCGCCGTGGTCCACTTGTCCCAGAAGTATTCGAGCATCCGCGACCCCGCTTGCTACCCTTCGTTGGTCTCTCACCCCAACGCGAGTCGGTGCGCGAAAATCTCCCGCTCACTGCAAAAGGCCTTCGGTCACGTCGATCCACTCCCCCTGAAATCCCGCCAGCACCCCTTCCAGGCAAGCCGCTCCCAGTGCGAAGGCCCGATCGTCATGGCTCCCCACTTCGCGACGATGATCGATACGCACACGCCCACTCGCCGCCTGACGCAGCACCAGGCTTGCCAGTTCCGTTTCGAGATCGTCTCGGGATTCACAGTCCGGTAACTGGCCACACTCCGCCGGCCAGCGAAGCTTCCGCTCGACGATCAGGTTCCGCAGTGTCAGCGCGAGTGCATGATTCCCCGCTCCGGCCGCGAACGCGAACCGCTTCAGGTCGTGCCGCGACCCCAACCGCTGGATCGTCCCCAGGAGTTGGTATTCATCGACCACGAACCGCACGTTCGCGAACGCCCGTGCCGTCTCGGCGATCCAGTCCTCGACCCATTGCACCGGCACCGGTCTGTCCGGTGTTGGGACCGCGACGTCCATTCGGTCGACAACCAGATTGTCTCCCTCGACATGCAGCACGACCCCCACCGTCCGGTCATACTTCTCCGCATAGTCGATCGCCGCGAAGTAAAAGCGATCGGGCCGACCACGGCTGATCTCGCAGAGTCCGTCGTCCCGGCAAGCCTCCGCTTCGGCCAGAGTCACGAACTCACCGTCCGAGTGTTGCCAGCGGTTTTCCCACAGCCGCGCGAAGACCGCCGGCGGCAACAGCCGTCGTTGCTCGTCCAAGGCGGCAGCATCGATCCACGGCGCCTGCGAGCCTGCCAGCGACGAAAAGTGCCAACCCGGCGAAGTACGCGCCGCTTCACGTGCCTGCCACTGCCAGCCCTGGCCCACGCCCGCGTTCGTCAACACCGTGAGCACGCAGTCCGGCTTCTTCGCCGCGCTCGACAGCAGCGAATACCACAAGTCCGGCCGTTCCCAATGGCACAGCTCGTCGCAGATCACGAAGTCCGGAAGCTGCCCATACGAACTCGCCACATCCGACGACAGCACATCCAGGCGGCTGCCAGTTTTCACGTTCACGAGGCTGTCGCGCAGGCCTTTCAAGTCGCCGCACAGCTCGGGATTGCTGGCGATCAGGTCGTTCGCGGCCCGCAGAATCAGCGCTCCCTGTTCGCGATCGGCTGCCGCTGCGAGACCCTGCACGCGCGACCGCGCATGCTTCAAGACCCAAGTCAGTTGCACCGCCATGTCGGTGGTCTTCGAGTGGCCACGCGGCCTCTCGATCCACGCCCGGCGGACAATCGGCATGTCCTGCATCGGCGGCGATCGACCCGCGAGCCGCAGCCAGGCCGTGTCCAGCGCTTCGAGATCGCGAAGCTGCCACGCTTCCAGATGGTCCCGCAGCGGTCGGTCGTCGTGACGCGACAACCGCGCCACCGCGCGAAATCCTTCGGGACTGCTCGCCGCGCGACGACGACGCAGCTCATCCGTCAGCAGGCTCTTCCACGTCGACTCCCTCTGCCCGGCACGCTTCAGCCAGTTCCGCATCGCTCATCCCCGCCAGTCGCGCGGCGTCGTCTTCAACGGGCGGCATCCACAACGGCGGTTTCCGCTGCCGCAGCCAGAATGTCTGCGCCGGCACGCTCCCCTTGATCGCCGCTCGATACAGGGCTGAGACCACGTTCAGACTGAGCGCGTCATAGGCCCGCTCGACCGCCGCCAGAAATCCGTCGTCGCAATGGCACGTCGTCCAGAAGCGGTCGACTTCCACCCCAAGCTCGCCACAGATGACCGCCGGGCTCGCCCCTTTGACCAGAATCCCCAGAAACGCCTGCTGCTCGGCATCGCTGAACGGCGTTTCCGCATCCGGCGCACGATCACGTTCCGTCTGGTCCGCGCTGACCGTCGCCTCTTCGCCGATTGTCGAAGACGTAGTAGATCGGTCGCGCGTAACGGCTTTTTTCGTGCGTTTCCCGGCTGACGAGACGCTTCCTTCGCCCAGCTCCATAGATGGCCGAGTGTTCCCGGCGACTTCCCCGGCTTCGTCGTGATTGTTCAGCGACTCGCACGAACCCTGCCCGTTCGAAGAACGGATTGGCATGCCCCATCTCCGCCAGCGATTCAATCCAGGGCGACGGACAACCGTGGCAACTGGCGCGCACGAAAGCCGCCGCCAGTCCCGCCCCCCGATACGTCGGATGCAGCACCACGCGCGACAACATCACCAGTTGCGCATTCAGCGCCTGCAATCGCACCCGCGTCCACGCGCCGCTCAACCCGAAGTAAGCGTTTCGCCCCGCCAGCGACAACGGCGGCGTCGTGAACACGCAAATCCCCACCGCCTCGTCCCCATGCCACAACACCGTCACCCACCGCACCAGTCCTAATTGATGGCTGCGATAATGCCAACGAGCAAAGTGCGACCAGTCGCGTTTCGATCCGGTCGTGAGGGCCAACTCTCCGGCGAAGCTGATGACTTTTTTTTGACCTCCCGACGATCCACCCGCACGGTGCCGTCCAACTCGCACCGCACCAGGACATCCGGGTTCAGATCATCAAGGATGTCTTCATGCGTGGTCGCCAACAGAAACCCCTGACCGCGACGACTCGCCAGCTTCCGCACGTTGAAGGCAATCACCTTCGCCAGCGTCCGGTCGAGCGCCGCCGTGAATTCGTCCGCGACGATCCACTTGCGATCGCTCGCAATCCCGCACGCCAACCGAAATCGATACCGCTGCCCATCGCTCAGCTCCGCCGGCGTTCTCAACAACAGCCGCGCTTCCCCGAGACCGCATTGCGCTAATAGCCCCAAGGCTTCATCAATCGGCTGCGTGAATCGCTCCACCAGGATATCATTCCCCAAATCGAGTTCATCGATCCGGCATGCCCCCTCCAACTGCTCGGCCGCCGCCCGCATCAGCGACGACTTCCCCGATCCCGACGGCCCCGTGAAGAGCACCACATCCCCGGACTTAATCGGTAGCTCCAGATTCTCCGCGATCACATGCCGCCCCGTCTCAAACCCCACCCCAAAATGATCCATCACCACCCCAGCCAGACAACTGGCACGCTTGGGCAGGAATTGGTGGGAGACGCTGATTTTCAT